TACTTGTCTAATACATAGACAGAGAAAAAGACAAATATTACTATAAATAATGTACTCATTGTTCATTTATTTTTTCCTTTTTATTCTGTTCTTTAGGGAGAGTATAAGGAGGTTCAAAGAAAGCGTCGTACTCCGTAAAGGTATATTCAGTATACATACGTAAGAACCTAATCGTTTGTACCCTTTTCTTTTTTATGAACCTCTTTATAAAATTAAACATAAACTATCTTATTTATTGTACTCAAAGTCTAATATCTTTCCTACTACATCTGACCTGTGGTTCTCGTGTAGTTTTACCCATTTTATTTCCGGGATTCTTTTAGATAACTCAATGGCATAGGATAAACCGTTGTACTCATCCTTGATATCCTTCTGCTCGTTGTCACCTATGATGATAATACGACCACCCTTACCAAGCCTCGTTAACAAACCAAGCATTTGGTGCTTACTCGTGTTTTGTGATTCATCACATACAAGTATCTTACCTTGTTTAATTGTTTTACCACGGGCAAACTGTATTGCGAAACCCTCAAACCTTCCCTCTTCCATTGTCTTATCAATCTTTGTTCGGTCATAACATTGGTACAGGTTGTCCTTAAAAGGATCCAAGTAGGGGTCTAGTTTTTGGTCTAAGGTTCCTGGAAGGAAACCAAGGCTGTCGCCCATCTGTTGTGTCGGTCTTGTTACGTAGACTTTGTCAACATCCTGCTTAAAGATTAAGTCTAAAGCTGTTTGAGCGGCAGTTAAGGTTTTACCACAACCCGCACGTCCTGTTATGATTACTATTTCATTATCCATTATAAGCCTCTTAGCCTCCTTCTGCTCATCGTTTAGGTTGACTAAGTACTTAATGTCGTTTTTTCTTTCTCTAGCACACATTAGTTAATCAATTTATATTTTTTAATTACTTCTTCATCCGAAAAAAATTGCCTTTTTATTTTATTTAACTCGTCATACCATACGTAAACATCTTCTCCTTTTTTAATTTTAGCTATATCTGCTTTGGATAAACCAATTTGCATATATTGGGCGTATATATCTTCGTTCATAACTTCTAGTAATTCTTTAGCCTTAGAACCAAACACACCTTGCCTAATTGTTCCTACAGTAATGTCTACTTCTGTAATTAAGAAAATCAATTAATATATTCATTTCATTAATTACACCCCCGTCAGTAGAGAAATATAAATTAACAAATGGGTAGCTATTTATTTCATCAATTACACTAGCTACGTTTTCTGTGTTAATTGAACTATTAAAAATAACTGTGTGATCAAAGGTCATTTTTTAAATCTTTTGAGTTTCTAAAAACAATTGAATATCTTTTTTGGGATGCCGTTAAAGAGTGCTCCCAGTCGTACCTTAATTCGTCACTGAATTTGCATAAAGAATATCTTGGTAAATAAAAGACTTTTGTAATTAATTTATCACCTTCTCTTTTTCTGAATTTTATTTCAGCCGGACTTAATAAACTAATTATAATTATTTCTTTTAAATCTAACGGATGATCTACGTGCCAATTTATTGTTTGATTAGGATAGTATTCATTTATTGTTATTGAGTCATAAACAAATGTATCTTTGAACCTATCGAATATATCTGGAATTGTACTTGAAATAATATTATCATTATACGGTCTGTTATGCCCATACCTGAGTATTTGATTTCTTCCTTTTCCATTTGCTAATCTATTTGGAATTAGTTTTAGTACTTCATTCTCAAAGTACTCATCTACATAATCCTCGATTACTTCAATCGTTTTAATTTCCTGTTGAGCCAAATCCTCCATCTCCTCTTTGTGTTTCAGTTAATTCATCTGCTTCTTCAAATTCAATTTTAGGGTAAGGTATAATAATCATTTGACCAACCTTATCACCAACATTGTAAGAATTAGTTCCACTAATATATTTAAACCTAAACTTTATTTCTCCACGGTAACCACTATCAATTACACCAACAGAGTTGGTAAGAAGCATACCTGTTTTTGAAATAGAACTTCTTGGGAAGATTAAGCCTACATATCCTTCTGGTATTTCTACACAGATTCCTGTTCCGTATTCAAAATATCCGTATTTATTATGGTCTTCTACTGTAATCCATGTTGCAACTAAATCTAAACCAGCGTCACCTGAATTTGCATAAGATGGTATTACGGCTTCAGGGACTAATTTTTTAATTTTTACTTTCATTTCTAAATTTTAAATTTTAAAAATACCTGCACTTATCGTTGATTAAACTCAGAACACTAAATATAACGTCTCAAGGTAATAGTGCGGCAGGGTTACGACTTGTACAATCCTTCTAATTAAGCTTCACAACTTACGCAGTCGTTGATGTTTCTGGCAAATGCCTGGGCAGAGTTCTCTGAAAATTGATAATACAGACTCTTTATCCCTAGTTCCCACGCCTCGATGTAAAGCTTGTTAATATCCTTGACAGGTGTGCTTGGGTGTACAGCTAAGTTAAAACTAATACCTTGATCGATATACTTTTGCCTAGCTGAGTTTTGTCTTACAAGCTCCATTTGGCTTACTTCGACAAAAGTCTTAAAGACAAATTTCTCCTTGTCACTCAGAAACTCAAGATGCTGAACAGATCCATCTTTAGATAGAATGCTATCCCACACATCTTTAGTATTCATCCCTTTAGACTCCAGGAGTTTTACCAACTCTGGATTCTTATACACTGTTTTGGACTTAGCCAAATCTTTTATAAAGTAGTTTGATTTAATAGGCTCTATGCCCATAGAAACTTGACCTAATATAAAAGATGACGATTTTGTTGGAGCTATAGCTAATGTTGTTACATTCCTTCTGCTGCTTCCTTGCAGCAGTTTGGGTACTCCATAAATACCAGCTAATTCTTCAGTTGCCTTATCGGCACAAGATCTGATATTCTTGAACATCTGCACATTGATTAACTTAGCGTCCATTGATTCAATAGGAATCATATTCTTTTGCAAGTAAGAATGCCAACCAAGAACTCCCAAGCCTAAAGCTCTTTGTTCTTTAGCAAACTTAACTGCCCTTTTCATAAATGGGATTGATCTAGCTTTTCTTATAAACTCAGACATCACTGCATCCAAAAAGAATACCATAGTCTCAACTAAATCACTATCCTTCCACTCATCGTAATGATAAAGATTTAAAGATGATAAGCAACAAACAAATGACTCCTCAGAATTTGAATTTAAGAAAATTTCGGTGCAAAGATTTGACGCTACTATTTTCTTTCCGTTTTCTTTATACTCCTTTGGAGCGTTATTGTTTGCATTATCTATAAAAATAACATAAGGGAATCCTATGTCTGATCTGCTGGATATTACTTTAGCCCATATTCTTCTTTTATCCTTGTCACCATCAATCATGCTTTTCATAAAGTCATCAGTGACTGTTACCCCATATTGCAGATTTTGAATAGGATGACCCTCATGTTTAATTTGTAAAAACTCTTCTATGTCTTTGTGTTCAATAGGAAGATATACGGCACAAGCACCTCTTCTAGTATCAGCTTGTTTTGCCACATCAACCATTGTGTCAGTCAGTTTAGCAAAGTTAACAGGCCCATCTGAAAGACCTCCGCTTGTTATAACCGAACCCCTTGGTCTCAGATCCCCAAGATAAAGAGATGTTCCGCCTCCTTGCTTAGACATCATACCTACCTCTGAGTTTGAATACAGGATACCTTCCATCGTATCTTCGCTATAAGAACCATAGCAACTAATAGGTAAAGCTCTCAGCCCGAAATTAGCCCACACAGGAGTGGATAAAGAAATCCAACCCCTTGACATATAATCTTCAAACTTATCAGCATACCCTTCTATTCCAAGAATACGCTCTGCCGTATCTGCAATTTCTCTAACTCTCTGCTCTGCTGTATTCCCTTCTTGTATATAACCTCTTGATAGAAACTCCCGGCTTTCATCATTAAGCCAATAATATTTAGAATAAGTCATCTTCTGTAACTGATTTAGATTTTTTATTATATGCGTTACTAGTCTTGTTAAAGAAGTCATCCTCTTTAACAGATAAAAGTTGTACTTCAAACCACTCTGTAGATTCAAGTAGCTTTTTATCCACTTCAAAAACAGGATCAAATTTTCCGTTTTTTAGAACGACATTAAACCTATTCTTAATGAATTCTTTTACAACTTCTTTTGGGAGAAAATCTAAATCCCCCTCTTCGTACATCCAGTCAACAATTTCACACTCAGCTTTAAAAGCTTTAAGACACGCACTCTGAATCATTTCTACCATATCTTGGTCGAACCAATCAGGATGCTCAGATCTTATTATATTGATTATCTCTGCACCAAATAGGCCATGTACTTGCTCCTCAAGAGAAGTTGCCTCTACAACGTTGCTAATGCCCTTTAAGAGGTTCTTTTCTTTATTAAAGGCCATGATAATCAAGAACTGAGAAAATAAAGACACATGCTCTATAAACATAGAGAACAACAATATAGTCTTAGTATATACTCTATCGTCTTTACTTCTTGTGCCATCTAAATACTTTGTGAGATATGCCACTCTACCTTTTATAGCCGGTACTTCTAATATCTCTTCAAATTTGTCGTTAAGACCAAGAACTTCTAAAAGTTGTGCATACGCTCTTTCATGCCTCACTTCAGATTCAGCAAATGTCATACCAACTACAGCCACTTCTGGCTTAGGCAACCTTTTATACAGGTCTGCCCAATATGTTTTAACATTTGTCTCAATTTGAGATATGGCCAGCATAGCCCTCTCGATAACAGATCTTTCGGCTTTTGAAAGCCTTACTTTAAAGTCTTGGATGTCTTCAGTGAAATTAAATTCACTTACAAGCCAATAAGACTTATTAATTGAGTCTGCATAAGGTATCAACTGTGGATACTCAAATGGCTTGAAATTTACACGTTTACTAAATATACTCATTGTTAACTAATTTTAATCCAGATTCTGCTATACAAATAGCATCACAAACATGCTCCATTCTACCTTCTACTAGGGAGCCGTCTTTCTTTCTTTCAAACAAGAAATTTGGGTATTTGTTTTCACAATATGCCATTATTTCTTTTTTTGTTGCATTTTTATTTCCAATAGCATCAAGCTTTACGGCAGATGCAGTGACAGTGACTACTTGACGGCACCTTAAATTTAATGAAGCTATAATACAACAACTAATTCCAACACCAATAGAAGCATTTGACGACTGAGAACCAGTAGGTAACTCTACAAAACAGACATCTGGATTTATTTCGTCTAATATATCTTTTAAAGATCGCAGTATAGTCGTAGATCTATGTATAAGATCTGGTATTACTTTTTCACCTTTCTTTTTTTCTGTGTGTATTAGTTTGTAATTATAAAAATTCATGGAGTTGTCTGGGTATATATCCCCCCATACAATAGCTGTATTAGACAAAGAGGGATCTACAGAAAGGAAGGTTATGACAGGATCTATAAACATTACATATATTATTTTGACAGAACAAGTTTTTTGTTCCCGGAAACTAAATGAATTTCGCAATTAGACATTTTTAAAACCTCCCACTTTTGATTTAATATATAAAGACTACACACACTAGGTAATATAAAGGTAATAAATTTTTTACCACCCTCTTCTCCAAACAAGAAGTAACCGCCAAATATATAACCTGGGCAAGTACCGTCCACAAAATCAGAACACCCAAATTCTGGATTATCATTCAAGATAAACGAGTGGTTAGTAAATACGCTTATATGATTTACACCTTCATAGTAGGAACTAACTCTCCACAAGCCAAAAATCTCACACTTTAATTCTTTTTCAGGAGTATAACATGTAAATAGAAAAAATAAAGGTATTAAAAATAAATATTTCATTTTTTATTATTTGTACTCGAAGTGGGAATCGAACCCACACTCCCTCAATGGGAACAGGATTTTAAGTCCTGCGTGTCTACCTATTCCACCATTCGAGCTTATTATTTATTCTTTTAGGAATCTATTTTGTGGCGGGTGCTTTGGCTTAGGTGTATATTTCTTCTTCTTATATGAAGATTTGTTTTTTCTTTTTGTGTTAAATTCATGCAATGTATTATTCATGTCATTATTCACAAACTCTTTTAACCTCCTATATATCCTATCAAAATGAAGGGCCGGATTCCACAATTTATCATGTAATAAAGGTCCTTTCTTTTTTATTCTAAGCCTGTCTTCAGATATTTCAATTAGACCCGCGTATTCAGGTATGTCTTTTAAATCCAACATATCAAAAGGAGTAACATAAAAAAACCTATTAGCGCAATCTACACCTGCTTTTAAATTTTTATGTTTTTCTTCTTTTTCAAAATCATCAAAGAAGTCAAACTTTTTTGTCTTTATCTCAAACTCCCAGCAATGACCGTTCTCTAAAAAATGTAACGCATCTATCTCATTATTACCGAAGAAACAAATATTATGAAACAAATACTTATGAGTAGTAAAATAATAATCCCACAACCTGGCTTGCATCCATTTTTCTGTATAAGAACTCATATCTCATTATTTTCCTTTTTCTACAAACTCATACTTTATATGAGGCTTGTTTTTTTCTTCTAGGATGTTTCTAAGTCTGATATTTTCTAATATCGTCTCTAATAATGTATTTGTTAAACTCTCATTTTCTCTTTTAAGATTCTTTATCTCCTTTTTCTTTTTCATCTATTATCTTTTTTATTTTTTGACAACCTTCATAATCTTCATTTTCTAAAAGCTGTTCAAGTAACATATTTAATTCATCAACACTTAAATCTTCAATATCTTTACCACCATCTATTCCAAGAGATTTTCCTATTGTTGGCAAAATATATCTTACAAAATAATCACTTGCAATTGCAGAAGGTATATCAACTGTTAACGACACTCCGGCATATCTAACTTTTATTAAACCATCTTCTTCAAATTTTACATGAAAAGAATCATCAATAATATACCACTTGTCTTTTTTTAAAGTTTTAAAAAAGTCAAACATTTATTTAATTTTTATTTTGAACAAATCTAATGAAGATGTTATGTAAAGATCTCTTGTGTATATGTTGTTATCTTTTTTTCTATAGACGGATCTTCTAGAGACCCTATCTTCAGCAATTGATTTGCTCATGGGTTTTAAATTTTTAGAACAATTTATGTCTATAAGTAGATATTTATTTATATCTCTTTCTTTAGACTCTTTTCTCCACCTAGTTATTGTGGATTCTGATATATTCATTATCCTAGATATCTCTGCATTGAAAGCCCTTCCAGAAACGGAAGTGTTACCAAAAGTGTCAATTTTCTTTTCTGTATTAAGCAAAGCCCTAGAGCCCACCCTGAGTTTATCCCAATTGACTTTTATTTTCTTTCCCAAAGAATCTATCTTAATTCTCTTTTTATCTTTTATAGAACTTTTTACATCAAGTAAATACTTTTCTGTAGTAGCTATTAGCATAGCTTTAAAACTAGATATATCAACTAAGTTCTCTTCTGATAGATTGAAGTATATATTTTTACAACTGTATTTATTTAAAACTTTTCTATAGTTAACTACTTTCTCTTTAGTTACCCAACCCATTTTTAATAACTTAGGAAGGACATCATATTTTTCTGTTTTTGAAAAAGTAAAACCTAAATAAGAACCACCATTTAAAGCAGCATACATCCTAAGTCTATAGAACAAGAACAGTTCTACTACTTTGTCAGTATTTTGATTATTGAAATGTATGTTGCTTTTAATTATCATAATGCAAATATAAGTATATTATAAATACCGTGCTTCATATTAACAATATTTTAACAAACTTACAATTCGTTGATTTCCAGTTCATTCTAAAATTGAGCAGTATAAATAAACTCAGGGTATTAATTATAGTATAACCCACTAATGTTCTTCCATGCTTCTTGAAAGCTATCCATAAGTATACTATCATACTTAGCAGGATACATCTTAGCTTTATTAATATCATAATTTAAGTAATGAGTAAAAGAGCAATACCTAGGTGTGAAGCCGTGCGTTGCCATTAATTTAGCCCCAAACATTACTTGAAGTTTATACTTATCTTCAGAACTATCGTATATGTTATGAAGAGGTTCCTTTAGAAAAGATGAAGTATTTTTATAAGGTCTTTTTTTATTTGTCTTATAATCATCAACATCAACATATCTAACTCCATCTACAGTTTCAATAAAACACCTGTCTATCTGTGTTACAAAAGTTGCATTCTGCGGCATAGTGAAATCCCACACTAGAAGTTCAGGATAATACCCATCTTCCAAATCTATTAAACAATCAAAAGCAGACTGATTATCGTATTCCTTTTTTATAGAAATAGTTTGAAACCTATCTTCAGTAAACGGATTAATCTCGTATCCTCTTGAGTATGAAAGATCTTCTTGCTCTTTATGAAATTTAGACCCAAGTATATTTGAGTAATCCCATTCATAAGATAGCTCATTTTTTAGATGAGTTATATCATCAGTTACAATACCTGATAAATAATCAGCCACTTCCTTTTGGTTTAGGTTAAACAACCTATTAAACTCTCCTTTAACCAGAGAATTGTATCTTTCATCACCAAGTAGAAGTTTATAAGCAGATATAGTTAGCTGATTCTCTCTGTCAAATCCTTTTGAAAAATTACTTATAAGCTTAGTCCACCCAACCAATTTGGTTCCCGACTCTAAATGTCTATAATCGTGAGTCTCTTCAGAAAAAATTATCATTTTTTGAAACTTTTTTTATGTTATAAATGTTACTATATAGTAACATTTTTAGTATTTACTTAGTTCAAACAATTCATAATTAATTGATAATTAATATTTTTTGACAACTACAACAAAAAAATTATAAATTAATTACTTGATTATCAATAAGTTACAATAGTTGTTGTAATTTTTAGAAACAATTTTTGTAAAAACAGATAAAAAACGATTTTTTATTATTATATTTGCATAAACATTTTACTGTGATCAATATAGTAAGGAATGAAATTAGGGATAAACAAATTTATCGGTGCACAGATAAAGTGTCTAGCGATAAGGAATACTTCTTAAAAGTAATAAGAATATTCTCTGCTGCTTTTTTAGACGGGGAGTTTCACCTTACTGATAGAGAATGTGATTTATTATACGGAATCTATCATTGCATATCTAAAGGAGATAGAGAAATTCTTAAAGTTGATTACATAGAGAAGTATTTTTCCTCTTTTAAAGATAAAAAAACAGTACAGGTATGGATTAATAGAGTAGAAAAAAAGGGTTGGGTAACGGAGTCTAATGGAAAATATTATATAGAAGGGCAATTTGAAAAGCTCGTACAGTTTAACATAACTGGATTTACAATAGATTTGATAAGAGATGAGATTAATTGATGAAATAATAACCCAAAGCGCTTACTTAGATTACGATAGCAATAGCCCAATAGAATATGTTGCATTAAGTATGGATGCTTATCTTCAGATATCTAGAGAGATCTTTGAAGAAACTGACAAAGAAGAAATAGGAGATAATGATATAGAAGATTTTCTCACAATGAAGTTTGTCTTAATGCCTACTTTAATAAGTATAGACTATAGGTTTCTAAAAGAGATAAAATTGTGAATGTAAGAAAAAATAGCAATTATCTTAATCAAACAAAAGAGCAGATTAAAGAATCAGCTGAGTTAGTAGATATAACAGTAGAAAGTGCTGAGAAAATAATAGATGATTTTTTCCTTATTATAAGAGACTTTCTTAATGACGAAAGGATGCCAACTTTTTATGTACCTTATCTTGGTAAATTTAGTCCAACTATAGGCAGTATAAGAAGGTCTTTGAGAATAACTTTTAAACTTTACAGATCCGGAGCAATACCAAGACACATCGCTGTATACAGAATAAAAAAGTTTTGGCCAATAAGATGCAGACTAATAAAAGAAAAAATGGGTAATCCGCAGCACGATAATTGGAAGAATATACCAATGAACTGGCAAAAAGACGGAATATATAAAGAATACACTGATGCATTAGAATATTATTCTAAAGGAGGCAAAGAAGAATGGGACAAGCAAAGAGGTGCTTATGATGGAAGGTTAAGAATACCTAAAACAGATAATGAATTTTGGCAATAAATAAAAATCAATGGGAGAGTACATTAATAAAGGAAGCGAAAAATTAAAAGGAGTTACATGGGATTATGTACCAAGGACAAAGTTTGCGGGTACTGAAATTACTTGGCAAAACAAAAGAGAAGTTATTAAAGAAAAAGCAAGAGAGTATAAAGAAAATAATCCTGAAGCCTCTACAGAAGAATGTGTAGAATGGGGAAGAAGATTTGCAAGGAAAGAACAAAAACACTTTAAATCTTACTTAAAAGGAAAAAATTCTTATTCGTATAAAGGTGGAAAATTCCTAGTAGAAGATCAAAGCAGATTAGAACATTTTATTAAAATGGCTCAAATGTTTGAACAACAAAACGAGGAATATCAAAAAAGTTTATTAGAGAATAATCAAGAAGAGGAATAAAATGGGTAAATTAGGGAAAGATTTTATATCGGAACAAGAAGTAAATTTTGCTATATCTGATTCGATTGAAACAAAAGGAATAGATGTAGAAGAATTTTATAAACAACTAGAAGAGTTTTATAAAGACGGATATTACAAGCAAAGATTTAAAAAATGTTCTTT